CACTGGTAATAGATGGTTTACCGTAGTGCTCATCAAAATGTAAGAGTAGCATAGCATAATGTATGACTTTCATCAAGTCCTTCTTATTTCTTCCATCTTTACTTCCGTACCTACTACCATACTTTAAGATATTAGATTGGCAGAATGAAGATGCAAGATCTCTTGATGCCATCAAGTCTATTGTCTGAACATTACGATACTCATGTTTAGTTCCTGTATAATGTCCATTATAAGTTCCTGATACATAATCTTTAATATCTTCAAGGATTTCATCCTCATGATACTTGTTCCTACTGTCTGTCATTTTTGCAAGTGCCTCCTTTGCTGCTTGTCTTGTCCACCCATCATTATATGGTGAATTTGCATGTATATTTAGATTTAACTTATCATATCCCATACCACCTTCTACATGATGTGCAATTTGATCATCATTATCCGATAAAGTATTAAATGAACCTGGATCATACATATAATCTGGTGGATACTCTGTAATACCAGTTGCATCATCAGTCATTGGTTTTCCTTGTCTTAATTGCTCATCTTTCCATGCTTTAAGATTCGCTTCATCATCTGGTCCGTACATTTCGTCGTAAAGTAAACTCCAAGAATTAACCATATTCAAATAGAAAATCGTTAACAAGACTATCTGCTTTTTCTTTACCAAACTTACCTTTAAGGTATCCACTTACGGGATCAAGTCTAGTCATGTAAGCATCAAAGTCTTTATATTCACTGGTATCATTTCCAGTTGGTTTTGCCAATTCTAGCATATCTTTGAACTTAGTCAAGTATGTTTTAAAATCACCTAGATAAGCATTCACTTCTTCCATCTTACAATACCTTACAAAAATATTTTCAGAAAAATGATTACCCATTTCAAAAAATCTATATTCTTTTTCTGCTTTAGGTAAACCCTCAACACCAAATAAAAACTTTTCTACAGGATGCTGAAAATCGAATACTATTATAACTCTCTTTTCATTGAAAGCCATTAAATCTATACCAAAAGAAGGTAAAAGACCTGTTGGAACATTAGCACCTGTTTTTGGATATAAGATATTATTGTAGATACAAGATGTATCACTCCATATCTCAACTTCTCTAGATTTGATAAGATACTGATGGGTATACTTTCTAGCAAGAAGAGTAGTTCCTTTACTCTCCCATTGTGCCCAAACATTATCAACTCCATTATGAAGATCTATAGTGTCGAATAAAACATCTTTATAATCCTTCCAAAGATTCATGTAGCCCTCCATGCAACATAGCAAATAAATCCTAATCCTGATAATATTGCAAAAGGAATAGGAAAGAATGGTAATACTAACATAGCATGTATTACTTGTACAATTACTATACCATAGAATATAAACATAATCCACATACCAATTTTATTATGGCGGGATCCTCGTTTATAAGGATGGCAACCAGTGGGACCACTATCCCAACCTGGTTGCATATAATCTTCTGTAGGTATTTCTTTCACTATACATCCTCCTGATATGCTTTATCCTCTGCTTGATTGAATTCAAAATCAGCATCAACTTTATCATAAAGTTCTATGAATGACTGCTTAGTCTCATCATCAAAACGATTTGTACAAGTTTGGATTGCCTTTGCCTTATTATTGAATATAGCATAAGCACGGATAATATGCACTAATCTACGAGTACTGATAATCTCTTCAATACCACCATCGTAGAATGTCTTACGAATAATATCTGCCCAGTCTACTAATCTCTTACAGAAATCATCATCATTTACACCAACTGCAGTAGCATAATTCTTAAGAATTTTTTGCTCTATAGAAGGAGCAGGATACTCTTGCTCAAAGGTTACAGGGAATCTTTCAAGGAAGGCTTCATTAAGCACGTTAGTTCCAATAAATCTTCCATCATCTGAACCTTTACCTTTAGTGTTTGCGGTTGCGATGATGTTGAAACCCTTCTCTGGTTGGACGAACTTTCCGATTTTTTTAAGGAAAATTCCTTTACCCTCAAGGATGGATTGGAGACAGAGGATTTTGTTTGAGGCAAGGTCGATTTCGTCAAGGAGCAGGATAGCTCCTCTGTTGAGAGCTTGAATAACTGGTCCGTCATGCCAGACGGTTGCACCGTTAACAAGGCGGAAGCCGCCAATGAGATCATCTTCATCTGTTTCTATGGTAATGTTTACACGAATGAGTTCTCTCTTCAATTGAGAACATGCCTGTTCTACGCCAAAAGTTTTACCATTTCCAGAGAGTCCAGTGATAAAAGTAGGATAAAAAAGCTTGCTTTGTATAATCTTTTTAACGTCTGTGAATGGTCCAAATTTAACAAATGTTTCATCTTTTTCTGGTACTAAATTTTGAGGAGTAACTGAAGGTGCAGCAAATGAGTTCTCTATACTTTCTACTGCTTTAGTGGTAACTTCAAGATTCCACTTACCTTTTGATACTTTATATTTTGATAACTTCTTAGTAACTGTCTGATAACCGATATCATTCATTGCACAAAAAGCACGAATTTCTGCAGCAGTTATTTCGGATCCATAAAGTCCTTTCAATCCATCAACTGCTTGTTGTTCAGTCATTTTAAGTTCAAAAGTCATAATGTTAGGTGTCTTATTTATGTACGTAGTATAGCAATAAAAAAGGGGTCATATGACCCCTAGTGGACACTTATTTAATTGGTTGATTATGCTACCAATTCTACAAACTCACCAAGAATTTTCTTGTTCATCTTCTTACTATTAAGAGATTTCTTAAAAGCAGATCTGATTTGTGCTTTAGTAGCATCTTCCTTAACTTCAAAATCAGTATCATTATCTAAAGCAGCAGATGATAATCCAAAGTAAGTATCATATCCAGCACAACGAAGAGAGAAAGACTTATTCTTTTTCCAAGATTTAGTTAACTTTTCAGTTTCTTCATAATCTGAAGAGTAAGTACGAATGAAGGATCCTGCATCACGATTGGCAAGAATACGTATACCAATAAAATTAGTATCTGGGAATGAGTCTTTTAGATCACGTAATAATACTCTAGTAAAAGTATACCAATGACCATTGAAATTGTAAGTATTACCAGTCTTACGATTTCTTAAATATGAATCATATCCTAGTTGATTTACACCCATGTAAGGTTCATCTTCCCAAGGACGATGTACTTCACGATGGTAACAAAGTGGATGTGCTTCACCATCAGTTAGAACTACACACTGAACCTTTTCAACCCCATTCTTATTTTTAAATTGAGGTATAATTTCATGTAAACATACCATTGCTTCATTCAATGGAGTTCCAGAAAGATGCATTCCTAATGGAATATCATATAATCTACTTCCATATCCACGATGAGCATATGCTATACGCCATATATTAAGAAGTTGATTATCTAAATCTTTTGCTTTTACATCACTACTAAAGAAATTCATTAGAGAAAAATGTTCTCCTACAGCAGCCAATCCAGACTTTGCTGTATATGCTAGTGATCTTACATAGTTACCATGACGATCTTCTTCCATTGCATGATGTGGATACTCATTTGTAAAAGCATAAACATCAAATGGTATAGAGACTTTTTTACAGAACCAAATTAGATTGTATAGTTGCTTTATAGTATCAAGTAATACTTCACCCATAGAACCTGACCAATCTAAAATAAAGATCAATCCATGATTCTTACCATCAGGAAGAATGGTTACTTTTTTAAATAGATCTTCATTAAACTTATAAGTATGAAGATTTCTTGTATCTAAGATACCAGTTCTAGAAGTAGCAGCACGAGCATAAGCACTAGCAGACTTCTTACACTCAAACTCTTTAACTAAGTAATTAACCTCTTTCTGTGCATCTCTTTTGAATTGTATAAAATCAGAATCTACATTAAAGAAAATATCTTCATAAGATCTTTCAGAAGTTTTGACATAATCTACCCAATGAGTATTACAATTGTTATGAATATCCTCATTAGATACAATTATCTTTTCTAAATCAACTTTAGGAAGTTCAAAGTATGTACTTTCACGACCTTCTAGATTAGATAGATCTTTAAGTGCTTGTTCTAATGCATCAGCAGTTTCAACTTGTGGTTCTTGATTTGTTGGTGCTACTTCTTCTACAACAGGGCTACCAGCATCCACGCTAGGATTATTATCATCGCTACTACCCCTGTTTTCCATAGGAGCATCGCTATTAGACTCAGAAACGGTAGACTCACTAGAATCACTGTCGTCAGAATTACTATTCCCACCACCGTCAATGCTAACTCCAGCATTTGGTTTAGTTTCTTCTTTTTGCTTTTTTTCAAGCTCCTGTTTGCAGAAATTATATAACGCTTCTGCTGCTGATAGGGTTTCAGTAAAGGTCTCGGCATTTGCAATTAAATCGATAATCTCCTTCTCAGGAGTTGAAAAAGATATATTAGTGAACGCACCAATCTTGAAATGTAGATTAGCCCGATCAGCAAGATTAAGGCTATTAATATCTTTACCATCTACTTCAAAAAAGTCACTGTTATTCAAATCATTATACCCTCTATAGAAGGTTTTTGCAATACCAGCATACTTACGCTTCATCAATTTCTCAACTCTAG